CCACCCCCCGAGCGGAACGCGTTGCGTCTCCGCTCTTCCGCCATGCCCGGAGGAGCCCCGTGCGCCCGCACCGCAACGTCACCGGTTACCCGCTGCAGATCCGCGACTTCAACAACTTCACGGTCGGCCCCGGTGAGGTCGTGGACCTCGACGACCTCGGCCACGACCCCGAAGAGCACGGCGTCATCACCGGCCTGGTCCCGGTCGAAGACGCACCCGCCAACGACCAGGACAAGCCGGCCGCTGAGCCGAAGCCCAAGCCGACCCGGGCAGCCCGGACCGCCGCGCAGGACAAGGAGAACGACCAGTGACGTACCTGTCGCGGCTCGCAGCCATCGGCCTCGCCAAGGAAACCACCCAGGGCACCTACGTGACGCCCACCGACTCGATCCCGTTCACCAAAGCCCAGTTCAACGACGGTATCGACCCGTTGAAGGACGAAACGATCCGCACCAACGACGCCGTCCTGCAGGGCGTGTACCAGGGGGTGTGGACGACCGCGTGGGACATCGAAACGTGGGCGTACCCTGACATCTCCGGGCACTGGTTCCGCGGCATCCTCGGCCCCGACACGGTCACCGCAGGGGTGTCGACGACCCTGTCGGCGAACACGACCGCTGGGGCGACGTCGATCACCACGGCCCTGACGATCCCGCTGAACAGCACCATCCAGATCTCCGATGTGGGCGGCACGAACGTCGAGTACGCCAAGACCGGCACCCCGACGGGTGTCGGTCCGTTCACGATCCCGATCACCTCCGGTGCGCTGCTGTTCGGCCACACGTCCCCGACGTGCACGGTCGTCGCCCAGTCCACCCACACGTTCACTCAGAACCGCACGAACTCAACGGTGTGGCCGTCGTACAGCCTCAGCGTCCGCGACGGCGTCGATGACGTCCGCGGATTCCCCGGCTGTGTCATGTCAGAGCTGGCCATCAAGGTCGACCCGAAGGGTGTGGTGTCGCTGAGCCCCAAGTTCGTGGGGTGGCCCAGCGCGATCCAGACGACGTTCACGCCGGCGTACACGTCCGCTCAGCCGCAGCGCGGCTGGGGGTGGACCATGTCGAACCCGTCGGCGTCGACCCGAGGGCTGACCCTAGACCTCACCCTGAAGCGGGCGGTCGACCCCATCCACTCCAGCGACGGGACGCAGGGCCCGCGGGAGGTGTTCGCGGGGGCGCTCGAGGCGGAAGGCACCTACAAGGCGGTGTTCGAGAACACCACCGACTACAACCTGTTCTACAACAACAGCCAGGGCGTCACCGTGGGGACGTTGACGGAGCCCGTCGGCGGTCAGATGAACTCGGGCACCTCACTGGCGCTGACCCTGTCCAAGTCGGTGTACACCAAGTTCCAGCCGTCGCTCGACTCCACGTACATCGACGCGACGTTCGACCTCGCGGGGATCTACAACGCCACCGACACCGGTGTCCTCGCCGCGACCCTGAAGAACTTCCGCACCTCAGCGTACTGACCTGTCCGTTATCCGCCCGCCACGCTAGGAGACCCCCTCATGGGCTACGCCAACAACGTCATCACCCTCACGTTCCCGGAACTGTCCGAGGACCCGGAGAACGACTCGATCCATGTCGTAATCCGCAACCCCCGGCTGATGGCACCGTCCCAACTCAAGCCACGCGACGTCGACCTCGACGCGGAAGGCAAGCCGGTCGACGAGGAAGACGCCGAACGCGCGTCGTTCGAGGTCATGGCGAAACTCGTCATCGGCTGGCGGGTCTACGACCCGACGGCAGAGATCACCGTGGACGAGAAGGGGGAGGTCACCAGCGACCAGCCGCTGCTGCCGAAGGAGTACAACGCCGACAATGTCGCGAAACTCCCTATGGCGATCATCAACCGGTTGGCGACCGAGATGGCGGAGGCCGTAAACCCTCAGTAGGGCCCGGGTGCCCCTACACAGAGGACGTCATCTGGCCCGCCGAGTCCATCTACGCAGGCACCTGGGGGAGCGAGGACGTGCCGCAGGAGGTCGTGCACTACGAGCTGATGCGCGAGATGAACTGGTCGTGGCAGGAACTACAAGACACCCCTGCGTACGTGGTCAGGGTCTGCACGGACCTGATGAACGTCCGCCGCGCAGCGGAGGCAGAGCAAGAGGACAGGCAGAGACAGGCGGCTGAACGTGGCAACTGAACTCGGCCTGACCAGGTAAAATAAGTCAAAAGGGCCCCGGCGGTGCTGAAACACCGCCGAGGCCGTTCGTCCACCGATTGAGGCGGTGTCCGACGTGGTCGATGCTACGTGCTCTATCCCTGGCTGCGAGAAGACCGGCAGACCGATGCGCGGTTGGTGCCCGATGCACTACCAGCGATGGCGGCGGCACGGCGATCCGCTGTTCCAGTTCCAGGGACCGGTGACCAAGACGCATTGCTCCATCCCGGGCTGCGACAAGGTCGGCAGGGTGATCCGCGGCTGGTGCACAATGCACTACGCGCGGTGGCAAGATCACGGTGACCCGATGGGTCCAACCGTCGTTTCGATCGAGGATCGCTTCTGGGCCAACGTGGAACGTCGCGGGCCAGGAGAATGCTGGCCATGGACGGGCGATGCTGACGGCCACGGTTACGGCCGGATCACCGTTGGGGGCAAGCGCGCGAGGGCATCCCGAATGTTGTGGTCGCTCGCACATGGGCCCGTCCCAGATGATCTACACGTCCTCCACCACTGCGACAACCCTCCGTGCGTCAACCCGGCCCACCTGTTCCTCGGCGACCATCGCGACAACATGGCGGACCGAGACGCAAAGGATCGGGTGCGGCATGGTTCGTTGCATCCACGTGCGAAGCTCACCGAGACAGACATACCCGTGATCCGTGCGCGCGTCGCTGCGGGCGACACCCGGAGAGCCATCGCCGCAGACTACGGCGTCAGCCACGCGGCGATCGACAAGGTTGCCAGTGGTCAGGGGTGGAAGCGCGTCGCGTGACCTTCTGGCAGGAGGGGAGGTCTACGTGCAGGAACTCCGTCCCGGCATGTTCGCACGCTTGTTTGCGGAGGTGACCGCGCAGGGGCACGTACGGGCCCGGCAAGCTCTCACGATGGCGGCCCTCGCTGTGGAACGGGCCGCCAAAGAGGAGTTGCTGAAGGGCGGCACACACACCCGCAAGACGCGGACACCTGCGACACCAGGCGGCCCGCCGGCCCTGATCTCGGGGACGCTACGCCGTTCCGTCACCCACACCCCGCTCGTCCCGGACGGGTTCGGGTGGACGACGAAAGTCGGGCCGGCGGCTGGGTTCTACCCGCCGTACGGCAAGAAACGGACGGCTGCCAGCAAGTACGGGGAGATCCTCGAGACGGGGCTGAAGAACGGGGCGACGTACCCGTGGCTGATGCCCGCGTACCGGCGGGTGCTGCCGACGATCGCGGGCATTCACACGCAACTGTTCCGCGGAGGTTGGCCGCACGTCTGACCGTCACCGGCAGGCCGGCCCAACCGACACCACTACCTTCTTCAAGCGTCGTGCGGGTGTCGCGTCCGCGTTGTAGCCGGGGTTGTCGTCGGCGTACGCGGCCTGCGTGCAGTACCCGGCCTCATGCGGGGACTCCGCCGGGAGCGTGTCCATCGTCGGGCGGCACTGCGCAAGGTCGACGTCGCCGATCACCTGCGCCGCGGCGGGCAGGCCCGGTGCGACCGTCCGGACGATCACGTCGCGTTTCGTCTTCAACCGACACGTCCCACCGGCGGTCTTCGTCGCGGTCGGTGTCGCCGAGGTGTGCGCGGGCGGTTGCGCGCCGGTCGTTGATCCGCCGCAGCCGGTGACCGCCGCCAGCAGGGCGGCCAATGCGATACCTGAACCCAGTTTCATGCCGCAGGTCTATCGCGTGAGCCGAACGCCCATCCCGCTCGTCACCGGATCGCAACAGGGAGCGGGGGTGGCCACTCGTGGGTGTTGAGCTCGCTGACCTGTATGTGAAGCTCCGCACCCAAGCAGGCGAGTTCGCGTCCGGGATGAAGAAGTCCGGCGACGAAGGCGAATCGTTCACCAAGCGGTTCACCAACAGCATGGCGACCGTCGGTAAGGGCGTCGCCCTCGCCGGCGTCGGCGTCACGGTTGCGTCGGTGAAGATGGCCGGCGACTTCCAGCAGCACATGAACCTGCTGGTCACCGCCTGCGGTGAAGCCCCGAAGGCGATGAAGGGCATCTCGGACGGGGTCCTGTCGCTGGCCCGGCAGACAGGTACGTCCACGTCCGAACTCGCTGACGGCATGTACCAGATCGAGAAGGCGTCCTACCGGGGCGCCGACGGCCTGAAGGTCCTCAAGGCAGCGGCTCAGGGCGCCCGCGAGGAAGGCGCGAACCTCAAGGACGTCACGAACGCCATGACGTCGGTGATGGCCTCCTACCACCTGAAGGCGTCCGACTCCGTCTCGGTGATGAACCAGCTGAA